GGCGACGAGGCGGACGGAGACGCGTTTCTGGGCCATGGATCAGGGTTCCTGACGAGCGGATTGAAGCTTGCGGGGCGGGTTCATCGGCCGAGCCGCGGAGACGACCCCGCATCGGACGCCGTCTGTTCGTTGAACTTGCGGACCATCACGGCCTCGATCCCGGGCAGGCATTCGGCCGCGATGAGCGGGGCGACCCCCAGCGCCTGCGCCATGGCCAGCGCCGCGGTCATGTCCCAGCCCAGGACCACAGTCCCATCAGTTCCGGCTGCAATGCGCAGTTGCCCCATCAGCCGCTGCGCCAGATCCCAGACCTGCCAGCCTTCCGGAGTTTCAGGCTCGTTCAGCCGCGCCGGGCAGTCCGGGCACGGGCCTTCGCAGGCTTGGCAGTAGCGATCGTCCCCGCCGAGCCACCATTCGGCAAGGGCGCAGAGACGTTTTTTTCCTGCTCGAGGAGCAGCCATTTGGCGACATAGGCGGATTGGAAGGCATCGAAGGCCGGCCAGATGTCGAGGAGCGCGTCGATCCCCTCGGGCGTCACCGGAACCGGATTGCCCTCGGCATCGCCGACACCCTCCCAATCCAGCACCGCGCGCCGCGCGACCGCCTTGGCCATGATCATCGCCAGTTCTTCGGGCCCGGCCTCGGGCGGCAGCACCTGGATCGCCGGGTCGCTGCGCGCCGAGACCATCAGGGCGGTCGTCAGCGGACGGAGTTGCAACCGCACGCCCGGCAGCAGATCGAGCCAGCGTGGCGCGTTGGTCAGATCGAGTGTCAGCATCAGTAGGTCTCCCGTTCGTTCACCAGCGTGACCGTGCACATGCGCCCCGTCACCGCATCCTTGGCCGCCTGCCAGTCGAAGCTTGCCTGCACGCCCTGCGGCCCGGAAATCTCGATGCGCGGCCGCGGCAGGTAGACGGCGTGGGCCACCAGCGTCAGGCTCTCGCCCGAGGCCAGCACGTAGACGAAACTCATCTCGCAGGGCTCGCCATTGATCGCCTGGTTGACCAGGAGCTGATCGGCGAAGCGCACCTCGATCCGGCCCGTGAGCGCGGCCATGCCGGGATCGGCGCCGTCAATGCGCCCGTCCGAGCGGATGGTCTCGATCCGGTCGAGCGTGTTGGCATAGGTGATCTCGGCCGAGACGATGTTGCCGAGGGGATTGCCGTCGCGGGTAATTGCGCCGTTGAAATGCCCGAACCGCTGCAGTCCAAGGTCGGCCAGCGTGCCCGCGGCGGAACTGGTCGCAACGCTCTCGCCTTGGGCGACCAGGCTCGCGGTTGCGGTCAGGAGCCCCGAGCGCTGCATTTGCCAGGAGAGGGTATCCAGTACGCAGCCCGTATACATCGCAAAGCGCGGGATCTCAGGCATGCCAGTCTCGATCGACAGCGACGGAAGCTCCCAGCCGCCCGAGTGAAACTCATGGGTGAAGGGCCCCGGTGCAATGCCTGTGGTGACCGGCTGGCCAAAGGCCGCCTTCAGCCAGAAGCCGAAGGCTGCCGCGTCAATCGGCACGACGACATTGCCGTCAGCCGTCACCGCGTCCTTGATCGGTGCCAGCGGATCGCGGCCGTAACCCAGTAACTCGCTGTTCAAGAGCGGTTGCTCGGCGCCCAGCGTCGCACTGGCAAACGGCATCCGCGTGAAGCCGCTCACCGGCGGCATGCCATAGGTCGTCTCGAACGCAAGCGCCATCTGCGCCCGCGCGCCTTGCGCACGTGCCATGGGGGTCTCCTCAGTTGTTGGGTTGGGTCACGCCAGGGGATCGGTCGTGGAGTGAGGCGGATCAGACAAAGGTCCGGGGGACCTTTGTCCCGCCGAACGCAGGATCAGCACTGGCAGTGGTATCAGCCAAGTGGATCGGACGAAGAGTAATGCAGAACAACGGTAATCACCGCCGCCTTTAGACTGGCGGCACCCTCGACAGGCAAATCGACCGGGCGGGGTGCTTCGGCCTCGACCCAGTCGCAACGTCCACCCAGTGTGCGGTCGACGGCAAGCGCCGCGCCGATCCTGGCGGTGAGCATTGCGAAAGCGCTGTCACGGTCTGTGCCCTGCACAACGGCTTCTATCTCGGTGCGGTGCTGATAGTGATAGCGCAGCGGCGAGAGCGTCACGCCCGGGTCCCCGGGGTCGCCATCGCGCAAGATCAGCAGACCCGCGGAGGGCACGCGTTCGGGCAGAACCTCGCCGCGCAGCACCGGCACATGTGGGACCGTGCGCAACAGGTCAGCCAGGGCTGTCAGGATGGTTTCTCGGGTGGTGGGCATGATATGTCCTGCCACCTCAGCTGTGAGGCGGCGTTTCAGAATGAGTTCAGGGCAGTCGGAGTGCCGTCAGGTGCCGCGTCCGGACTTGTGATCCGCCAGAGCGGCCAGTTTGCCGGGCAAATCAGACCGGCTGTGCAGAAAGTCGACGATGACGACCTGAGCCGGATCTTCAAGGAACACGATAAAATGCTGGCCTGACCGCGCAAACCGCAGATCCTCGGTCAGGTCGGGAGCGATGAGGCGCCGACAGTCTTGGGTCTGTGCGGTTCCTGCCGCGATATCGGTGCAGCGGGCGATCAGATCATCCTCATAGGCCGCAGCTTGACGGGGGCCAAAAGTGTCCAGCGTCCAACGCGCAATCTCGACCAGCGACGCCTCGGCCTGCCGTGACAGCCGCCAGGGGCGGGGCATCACTGCGGGGTTCTTGCGCGGGCAAAAGCACGGCGTACGGCGTCTTCGCCGGATCCTTCGGCGAACTGCCCGGCTCTCGCCTGCTCAAGGCCCCTCGACACCTGGTCCCGCAGAGCGCCAAACTCGGTCTCTTCGCGTTCCAGAAGGCGGAGCCCGGCGCGCAGAGCTTCACTTGCATTTTGATAGCGCCCGGATGCCACAAGGCGATCGACCAGGTCGGATTGGGTGTCGGTCAGAACGACGTTTCTGGTGGCCATGGTGAACTCCTCGTTCGGTGTTGGCAATATATGCCAATGCACCCGTCCTGTCCACAATCCGTTCAGAAGCGCTCCGAGACCCACGTTGCCACGATCAACCCCGGCACGCTGTCCACCGCCCGCTCGGCATCCCGAGCCAGATCCAGCCGTTTGCGCAACTTGACCTGAGGGACCAGCAGGAAGATCGGCACGGTTGCCATACCGCGTCCGGTCTTGGATTTTGAGGCCACCGCGCGGCCTTTTGAGTTCAACCGCCCCTCCGCCACCAGAAAACTTGGCCCGGAACGCCGATAGACAAAGCGCAACCTCAACCCAGTGCGGCGTTCCCATTCCCCGGGCGTGATTCTGCCGCCTCGGGTGGATTTGCCCGCGGCGGGTGTCGGGATTGCCAGCCAGAACCCGGTCTTGGAACGGATCAGCGGCCCGGTGTCATGCGCCCCGATGATCACGGGCGCCTTCGACCAGACGAGCGCCGCTGCGTTCAGGCTTTCGCCCGATCTCGGATAGCTGGCGAGGCGGATCGAATTGCCAAGCCGTGCGCCCAGCCCAGCCCCGGTGATCTGGCCGCGCCAGTCGGATTTGAGATCGGTTCCCGCCTGGCGCATGGCTGAGGTCACCGCGCGCTCCCCGGCTGCGATCTCGGCCACCATCAGGGCGACGATGTCAGGGTCGATATCGAGTTTCAGCTTCACGCTGGCCTCAGATCCACGGTCCAGACCAGCCGCTCGCGGTCGCGGACCGGCTCGCCCTGGATCAAGAACCCTTCGCCGTCGATCTCGATGCGGTCGCCGGGGCGTGGGTTTGGCGCCTCGGCCACGCGCAGGTCAACGCGGGTCGTTTCCGACCAGAGCCGTGCCTCGCCGAACCTCGTGATCTCGTCTGCGCAGCGCGTGACCACGCGGACGAGGATCGGCGCGCCGCCATCGGCGATGTAGACGGCGTCGCGGGCAATATTGGGATCAGCGAAGAGATTGTCGATCACGGCGACAAAGACGGACATCATCGGTTACCGTCAGTTCGTGCTGTGCAAACGGATTGCCAGGCGCGGACGCTTGTTGACCGGCAGGATCGAGGCTTCGGTCATCAGATCGATCCAGCGGCCTTTGGCGTCGATCATCTGGCGAGCATAGAGCGGCAGGCCGATGGTATTGGCGGTCTCCAGCAGGTTCGCCGGGCCGCCATAGGTGGTGAACGTATCAAACGTGCCCATCGGGAAGGCGATGCCCTCGCCGGTCGGGATCAACCGTTCCGAGGTGCCGTTTGAGAGCGTGACCGAGCCATTGTACTCCTCGAAGAGGATGCCTGCGAAGGGAAACGCGCGGCGCATGTCCTCGCGCAGCGGCTGGCCACCCGTGGCCGAGAAGAACTTGTAGGCCTCCTCGGTCTTGGGATGACTGATCAGCTTGTCGAAGAATTCGGAGCTGACCAGGGCGTGCGCGGTGGTCATCGTCTCGCCCATGAGGTTGTCCTCGATGGCGCGCAGGGTGGTGCGAACCTTGCCCTGCACATTGGTGGCAGCCGTGCCAAAGACAAAGTCGACCGCGATCTGTGCGAGGCCGAATTCGGTGAAGTAGTTGTAGAGCGTAGTGCCCGCGCCATCCTTCACGATGCCGCGCAGCGCGTTCATCTCCATGTATTCCCGGGTCTGGGCATGCTTGCGCCGCATCAGCGTGAGTTTGCGATTCATCACCTCGACCAGCGGGTCGGCGGCGTCAGACACGCCCAGCGCGGGCATGCCCTGAATGTCGGCGGGCAGGATCACATCATCATGCGGGATCCACGGCAGGGCAAAACTGCGCATCGAGCGGGCCTCGCGATTGCCGACGGTGGCGGGGGCGCCCAGCGGGACCGAGGGCAGGAGGCTCAGCACCCCCTCGCGCTGCTCGATCACGATGGAGCGCTGGGTGACGCCTTCGAAGCGAAACAGGCCGATCTGGCCGAGGCGGGTGTAGAGGTTGGGCAGGATGTTGATGGCCTGCGTCATCTCGGCGAGCGAATAGCCGCCCGCGTCGAAGGGATTGCG